ATCCAGTTTGTCGTGTCATACACATATACCTTAAAGCATCGTAGGCGTGGTCTTCTGCCTTGGTATCCACATCCTCAGAGTTTGTCTTAGAAAGTGGTATAGTTGGAAGAGTACGCACAAGATTAGTACAAGTGGAAAAGATACGCATTCGTGGTTCAGCAGTCTTTTCATTCATCATCAGTCTACGGTGCAACTCTATCTTTCCTGACATACGGTTTTTATCTGCTGGTATGAACCGTACGCCATTACGTGTTAGTGTTTCTGCGATACTGGGTCCAGTTCCGTGCTTTGACCAACAAGACCCGTCTAACACAGATATATTCATTGGCGGATCGAATTCCTCTAATGCTGTAATCATCTCAGCCAGAGTCTCACCAGTATAACCCGCACTGTACAGTTCTCTGTATATCCAGAAGTTATTGTCCCAATCTACGGCACCCCAAAGAACACAACTAGGACTACTGTAGCCATAATCAGCAGCGCGTATTCTGGGCCAATTGTAAGGTATCTCAAACGGTTCAACAACGTGGACTGCTCTATCAAACTCTGAAAACGCTGCGCCATCTGCAACATCCCAATCTCCTTCAAGTAATCTTCTTCGTTCTACTTCTGGCAGAGACAACAGCATCGCTTCGTACTCGCCAGATTCTGCTAGGTGCGGGTTATCTGTTAGCCTTGCAGGTATGAACCGTCTCTGGAATAATGGTTGTCCCGGTCTTTGTGGATGATTGATACCGTGTAAAAGTATTTTACCCGTGTCTATGTCTGTAGCCCAAAATGGATCGTTGGGTGGAGAAGGATCAATAAACATCTTTTTAATCCACCAACCACCGCTACCACCGGGGTTAGCTGAAGCTCTCATGTACGTGTCGATAGTTGTATCGGTTGTACGTAGACGACTTCGTAGATAGTTCCACACGTACGGTGTGGGGTAATGGCCTAACTCATCAATACCTATCCATGTAAACGCTTGACCTTGGTATCGTGCTGCATCCGTATCCTTATCGACGTAACTGAAAAGGGCTGTAGCACCACTGGGAAAGGACCATGTATTCTTTGACTCTCTAAATACTGCACCGGGAAAAGCTTGTGGATAGATTTTACGTGACTGATCTATTAGTTCCGTTAGTTCTGCCAGTGTTCGTCTAAGTAGAAGTGCGCGGTGATTAGGATTGTGTGCGTAGCGTAGTAAGTCCATCAACATAGCAAATGACTTACCACCACCTGCTGCACCACCGTATAACACTTCTTTCTCTGGTGCTGCTAAGAAGTCCGTCTGTGGGCCGTCATTAGGATTAAATAATATTTGTGTGTGATCGTCTAATCTTGCCCGTACACTTTTAGGAAGCTTCTTAACATTCTCCTCGACTGCCAGCCCTCCGCTTCTCATTAACTTCTCGGCGTGTTTGATGTTAGCTGACTTGTCGTTGAGAGAATCTAGTTTTTTCTTTGCCTTTGCCTCTGCGTTCTTTAGAGATTTAATTCGTTTACGTGTAATACGTTTCTTTTTCTCTACTCTTGAAACGTGGTAATTTCCCTTTTCGCCTTCTTTTAATTTTGGTCTACCACTTCTACGTTTAGGTGTGCTTTCAGTCACTTTTGTATTTAGCTTTTCTAGGCTGTATCATTTTAGCGTTTTCTGCTGACACGAAAGAACCTTGTCCATATAACTTTTTCAGTTTTTTCTTTAATCTACTTTTCTTAGCTCCTAAACGCTGCGCTGCACCTGCTTGTTTCATACGATTCGTTTTAGAAGCAATCTCATCATCTATATCTTTGATATCTTTTTCTATTCCTTTTTTATCGTCAGGGTCTTCTGCCCTTTTAAACTCTGAACGTGTAATACCAAACGCCGTACGTGAACCTTTTGGACCGTATTGTTCGTGCATACTGTCTACAAGTTTATCTGTATTCTTTTCTCGCCTACTTTTACGCATGTGTTTAGGTAATTTTTTTGTCATTACTCCTCAAAGTCCTGCACCAATTCATCTTGTTCTGGTTTTGGTTCACAGTCACAAGTATCAGGGTCACATGTACATCCTTCCTTACCACATCGTGGACACACATCATCATCATCTACGAACAGTGCGGGATTGTAGCACGAAACGTTTCCTGTGAAGGAGTAGTTAAAATAAGGTAGTTTTTCCATTGCGCGAACCATTATCATGCTAAACATTATGCTTTCCTTTTACGTGTAGGTTTCTTAGCGGTCTTAGCTGATTGAATGAAGTTTTTCTTTGTCGGTGCGCCTTTGGCACCAACCTTACGCATCTTCTCGCCAGAACCGGCAGCTATGCGTTTACGTTTAGCGTGTATGTTTGCGTATAATCCAGGTTTCTTAGCCATTATGCTCCTACCTTTTTCATCGCTATTTTATGAGATTTAGTGAAAGATTTACCTTTCTTCATGTTCTTCTTCATACTAGCCATATGTTTAGGTGTATGATGACTACTGTGTTTTTTAAGAGTTGTCTTTTGACGTTTCGTTAGAGGTTTTGTTTTAACCATTAGCACTTCCACCTTTTTCTTGCCTGTCGTATTCTGCTGTTTGGATCGTTACGTGTTTTAGCAGAGGAACGTTTCAACTGTCCTGCACTTCGCGCACAATAACTCTTGCGCCGTTTAGCTGCTTTGCTGCCCTTTTTGACTTTGCCTGTTACAGCTGTTTTTAGTTTGCTACCGGGATTGGCTCGTCTGTGTGCAGCTACACCCGCCTTGGTCATACCGGCACCACTCTTTGTAGAGCGATAGTTCTTCTTGGTACGGGGTATTGCTTTTTGTGGTGTACGTGCCATTTAACATATAAATCCCATAGTCACTGTGTCAATATACCGTATAAGAAAAGTAGTGTAAATATGATTAAAGATTAAAGCCATGTTGATTAAGATCAATTATTATTTCGGCTATATGTAGTGTTATTTCAAACAGAAGTAGAAATATTATTATTTTTATTATTTCTTATCTCCGTTAATCAAACCTCGTTGCTTATCTTTTAGTTTTTCTACGTCAATACGAATAGTCTTGGTATCTTCTTGTAGACGAATAATGTTAACGCCGTTGCTCATACCTTTTTCTATTCGTTTCTGAATCTCATCGACCTGTCCACTGAGATGTTCGATTAGAAGGTACTGTTCTTGATCTGCGCTAGCTTGACCTAATTCGCCTCTAGGCCATTTTATTCTAAATTCATTATTCTTATTAATGTCTGCTTTTAATTCTTTGAAACCTGTTTCTAAGTCTTTACGGATTAGTTGTTCAAATAACTCCAGCTTATTTAATCTTTCTTGAACACCAAACCAAGCCCAGACTCCTACGGCTACAGCTAGCACTATGGAGATTAAATTTCTGATTGGCATTGCGATTGCTGAAGAGTCGCTAACCTTTAAACTGTCGTCAGAAGACATCTGTTAGTTCTTGCCTAGATGCTCTACTGGTAGCCATTTGTCTCCAGCCTTACCGGCGTTGTATTTCTTTAGAACAAGTTTTCCTTTAGCACACTCCCATCTCGTACCTACTGACCTACCTTGTGATCTTAGAATCTTTCGTTTAACAGACAGACACTCCGACATTCCACCTCTTGGTGTGTATTCCTTTAGTTGTCCACTGATGAACATGTGCAATATCCATCCTGCAAATACCTTCTCGTCAGCTACAGCTTTGTTGCCAAAAGATATGGTACAACAAAAGACCAATAATAATAAGCTTGCCGTAGTCCATGTTCCAGATTGCATTATTACCACCGAAAGTATTTTCCCACCATATAAGTATCTTTTCCAACACTTGCCTCTATTCTTTGTACTTTGCTACACGACCGCCGTAAGCGTATTTCTTCTTCACTGAACCGCCAGAGGCTTTCTTTTTAGGTTCATCTAATAATCTTTCATCTCTTTCAGATAAAATTTTACCCACTTTTTCAGCGTGATTTCTACCTCTCTTCATATCTTCAGGAGATAACATTTTAATAACAGCATTAACTGCTTTGATAATAGCAGATTTAGGCGTTACAAAACCATATCTTTCCTCACTATCAGCTAGAAGTTTAGCCGTCATCATACCTTGAGTAAATCCTACTTCAGCACCGGGATTTGTTTTAGTCTTCTTTTTCTTCTTCTCAGACATCTATCACTACCTCCACTTCCTTTGGTTTTTCTTTGGCAGGAAGCATAACTACGCCGTGAACTATCTCACCCTGTACTTCTGTTATCTGTTTCTTGCCCAGGCCTACACGGTCTAGGATGGCTTCTGCACTCTTTAGGCGCATGTCCATTTGATTCATAGGAACAGTACCGTCAGCATCCAGACCTTCAGTGACACGGTGTGCAGCTTTAACAGAGTACGATGCAAGCATGGACTTGGTACGTTCTAGGATTTCGTCCTTGAGCGTACGCATTAGCCATGAGCGGCTGGTTTCTTTGTATCCTGCTTCGGATACTGCTTGTCCGACTTTACCACCATTAGCGATGAGACAACTTATGAATTTTTCTTGGCGATCTGTCAGTTCGCGTTTTCTGGTGGTAGCCGGTAAACTGTACATTGTTATACACACTCTGAAGGATCGTTAGGATCATTAGGATCATCTTCTTCAAGACACTCCTCTCCTTTATATCCTCCACCCGGTTTCTCTTGAGAAGACTTAGCAGATTTACCACGATGTGTTTTTATATGTTCACGTAGTTTTCTTATGGGTTTTGATCTACGCCGTTCTTCAGGAGCTATAAGATCTAAAAATTTTTCTTCTTCAGCCTTTAATTGTCTTTCAACTTCTTCTATACTTTTTAAATCTTCTCTACGCCTAAGTCTTATGCGAGTAGTATCCTTTTGTCTTTTAAGATATGCACGTTTAGAGTCTTTATGTTCTTTAATTGTTTTTGCCGTAGACACAGTACTCTACTGTCCTTTTTCTTTCATGAAGATACCAGCAACGATGGTTACAGCGGCAACACACCACATAGCCAATGCCAGTGCTGGAATAATAGCTGATAAGACTACGGCTCCCAAGCCTACCGCAACCCAAGTAGTCGGTTCGATAATACGCGACTTGATCCAAGGCATAACGTTATCCATGATCATTATACTCCTATGTTTTCTTTCTTTATGTTGTTGTTGTCATCATCACTTTGTGGATGACCAAACTCTTTGTTGATTCCGTCTATGTTCTCTTCTGTCATACACTTTATGTCGTGTACACGACGAATGATGTGTTTTAAGTTATTTATGACACTGTGAAAGTACATCCGTTCGTTAGTCTCCAACTCAATCAAACATTCTTTACGTGTCTCAAAAGGACGCATCATCTGCACCCAACCCTGTTCAGGTAGTTCAGTTGACGACACAGATATAAAAACTGCGATAAAGTATGGGACTGTTTGAGATGTTATCAAC